CACCGTACAGCTACCTACCAAACTTCAAAAAACTACTGGGCTGTCCACGCAAACATTTAGCAGTGAAGACGAGGCTCTTAACTATATTATCGAGATTGAAAGGCGTGATAATGCTGTTCAGAAACAACAGTTTATTGCGTTTTCTAGTGAAACAGTCGATGATTTATTTAAGTGGTACATCACCACGCAAGAATTTCTTACAATTAAGCCTAACTCTAAAACCCATTACCTCGGCATAATGAAGAAGGCCTCTGAAAGCCGTCACGCACTAGACGGCAGTAGGTTTGGAACTATCGCAATAGCTAATGTAACACGTAGCTCTGTTAGATCATTTATTAATCACTTTGCTGCGGAAAAAACTGGCCATAATGCATACCATTTGGTTAAAACTATGCGCTTAATTTGGAATGTAGCTCTGAAGGACGAGGACCAAACTTGCGGCGTAGAAATCAACCCTTGGGAGAAACAGAAGGTATCAAAACCCAAGCCTCGCAAGGCCTATTGGACCGAGGAGCAGCTGTTGGCGTTTGTGAACTATGCTGACAACAACTTTTATTACACATTTGGCTCGATGGCTCTGTTTTGCTTTCGCCTGTGCCAGCGTCCCGGCGATATTAGGCAACTTAAGTGGGGTAATTTAATAGACGGTAAAATACAATTAGAGTTTGAGCAGGAGAAAACCGGGACTGATTGCTGGTTTGAGCTTAATAAAGAGCTGCAGAAGCGAATAGATTGGCACCGAGAGGTGCATGAGCTGGTTAAGAAGATCAGGCCGACCTGCGTCTCTGATTTCATATTTCTGAACGATAAACTCCTGCAGCCTTATGACCGATATTACTACCATGAGGCTCGCAAAGTGATGGATGAGGTAGGTATGCCTCGGACAATACGATTTGGGGACTTTAGACGCAGCGGTGTAACTTATTTAGCTGACCGAGACGTAACTGAAGACCAGCTGATGAGCGTTACTGGCCACACTACCCGTGAGGGCCTCTCACCGTATCTACACCGCTCGCGTAAGCGAGCAAAGCAAGCACTCCACAAAGTGTATGGCGATTAGTTTCCAAAGGAGAACGACCAATGCGGATTGATGATGAGTTTGATCTAAAGAAGGCGAGCTGAATGACCCGAGAACAATATAAAAAAATGGCAGGTTTGATTGCAAAACGTGACGAGCAGTTGTCACAAGATATGTTGGCCTTTGAGAGGCTTCAGCACAAGACCAAGGGCATCGACGGTAAGCCCCTTAGAGGGCCTCTGCCATGCGATATTAAGCACGGCCCGAAAGCACCGTTGGGTAACTTTGCGAGAAACATCCTTGAGATACTCAATGTTGCGCCCCGCAACGCAAAAGAGATTGCTGGGGAGCTTAATTGCCACCACCGCGCAGCTTCATCGATGTTGTCTGCTCTAACAAACAAATCGTTGGCTTTCAAAGTTGGTGAAAGACCATCCAATGGGTACGCAATAACAAAAGTTGGAAAGGAAGCATTAGCAGCATGAATAAAAGCAGAGCAATCAAGCGTGAGCAATGGTCTGTGGGCCATGTTACATTTGAGCTGTCTGAGGATCCTAATAGAGGTAACGCTACCTTTGCACTGATAGCTGGAGAGGCCCCTACAGGGCCTCGCAAGGCCCTATTTACCGGGTCTGTGCAGAAGGGCATGGGAGAGCAGCTGCGCTGCCTCTCATTAGCCTTTGACGCACTCGAGCAAAGGAAGTTTGCCAATGACTCATAAAGACAAATTCTATCAGCTTGAGATCGATAAACTTAATAAAGAGATCAAATCTTTGAGAGTCAGCGAAGAGCATTGGGAAAGGAAAGCCAAAGCTCTTGATATTAAACTGAGCGAAGCACAAGCTGAGCTTAAACTTTGGATGGGCACAGGCGTATGAACAACTATCTGTACACAGCCTTAGGTTTGGTGGTGTTCTACATCGGTTTAAAGATGTTCTCAGGTGGCATGAAAGCTATGGGCAACATCGACCACCTGTCGTGGTTTCTGGGCAATCCGATATATATGTTTTTTGGGGCAATCGTTATGACTTTGGCATGGCAATCTAGCAGCCTTTCAACCACAGCCATAATCGCTCTAGTTGCAAGCGGAGTGTTGCCTTTACCCGCTGCAGTTGCGGCGGTACTCGGAGCCAACTTGGGCACAACATCCAGTATTTGGATAGCGGGATTGTTTGTGTCTGATGGTATGCCAAAGGGTGACACGCTGCGTATTGCCATGATCCATACTGGAGTTAATCTTTTGATGGCAGTATCGCTGCTTCCGTTTGCAAATCAAATAGCCAAATTTGTCGGGAGGATTGGATGAGACATTACATCTATGATTTATGGACAGGGGTAATGGACTCAGAAAAGAGCCCTTTAAAAAATATCCCTGATACTAATGCTAGACATCTTATCTTGCAAATTCTTGCTTGGATGTGGTGTATCGTGTTTTCAATATTTTTAAGTAGTTATCTGGTGTTTGGATTAACGGCTATAGCTCACATTTTGCTGTTAGCAGCAATTGCTATAACTGTTGGAACCTTTGATACGGCTAACAGAAATCCAAACATGTTAAACGATGTAGCTAAACGGCTCGATGGCTATAACGGCAGACGTAGTAACGGTGAGCATGATTAAGTGCGGTACATGCCTAGCTGCAGCTGTAATACGTGAGCCTGATGGGACATACACATGTGGCGTGTGTGCGATGAAACGGATAAAAGAGGGAAAAGGAGTAACATTTAATGAAACGCTTAACGGTATATACAAACAAGGGTCAGATCGACAAAGACGGTGATGAATCGTGCTCTGTGTTTGACGCACCTTTGTATGTGGGTGACCAAACTGACGAAATGAATCCTGATTTCTTGGATGCAGTCGATAAGATGTTTGATAAACAACAAAAAAGCGCACCCAAATTTGTGGTAGTGGAGCAAGCTGATGACTAACAAAGAAACAATAATTGCAGCCCTAACTGAAGCGCATAAAACCAGCACAAATAATGTCGATATGATAGCTGCAGCGACCTTTGCCTTGAATATAGATTTCTTTGAAGCGTTTGCTGTAACATCCAGTGCAGACGCCACCGAAATCGTAGCGGGTATATTATACGAGCATACAACGGGGCTAGTTTTTGAGGATAACGAATCAAAGCAGCCTTAAGGTAACACTATGCTTATAGCTAAAAACTCACCTAAAGTAGTAAGCGCGTACTGGATCGTACAGCGTACTGGTACGAAAATCGCAGAAAACTCGCTCGTACAGCCTTGTAAGTCATTGATATTAAACGAATGGCTCCGGCGGTAGGGATCGAACCTACGACCAATTGAGTAATGTTTTATCTATTGGCAACAAGGACTTAGCCTCTACAATTAGGCATGGTATTGTACTATGACTATTGTAGAGGTAGGTAAAGAGGTAAAATAACGTCATGTACAGTTACCGTGATCAACTTAGCCTTTTAGATCCAATTGAGCTTCGAGAGAACGAAACAAAACGCATTGACTGCCCCTTTTGTGGGGGCAGCAAAACTTTCTCTATTACTAGGAAAGACGGTAAGCGCTTGTGGGGCTGTTTTAGGGCCAGCTGTGGCGTCAAAGGTAGCAAGTCTGTAGGTTATTCAACAAAGGCCATAAAAGAGAAGCTGGGGGGAGATAAGATGGTTTCAATATCACAAAACAGTAGAGATTTACCGAGAGTACTATCTGCGCCGGGTGGGCACCCGGCAGTGATCCAATATTTGAAAGATAACCATTGCTATGAGGCCCATGAAAGTGGCCTGATACATATTAGATATGCCCCGGCAGTTGACCGAGTCTTATTTTCCTTACCTAATGACAAGTTCTCCGCTGTAGGCAGGGCCTTGGGCCCTGACAAGCCGAAGTGGCTAGAGTACGGCATTATGGACAGGCCGTCGATTGTTGGTAAGGGCAGTATCGCTGTGGTTGTAGAGGACATAGCTTCTGCCTGTTCTTTAAGCAGGTTGCCATTTTGTTCTGGTTGCGCTTTACTTGGAACTAGTCTACCACCAGTAACGATACATCAGTTAACGCGCTATGAGGAAGTAGTTGTGGCATTAGATCAGGACGCATCAAGAAAGAGTGTAGATCTGGCAAGTCAGCTAGAATCGAGAGTGAAGACTAGAGTGCGTTATTTAACGAAAGATTTAAAGTATCTTAATGAAGATCAAATTAAGACAGCATTGGCATTATAGGAGGCTCGTTAGTATGCAAACAAGTAAAGGCTCGCCGTTTCCAAGAGCGAAAAACCACGTCGTTTATGTGCGCTACGGTGAGCATACCGGCTCACAGGCAAACCAAGAAAAGCAAAGTATGTCGGCGGCAGCGGCGATCACTACGCCCTCTGTTGCAGCATGTGGCGCAACCACTGTTTGGGGTAACGGGCCAACAGCACCTCCCATAAGCAGACCGATTTTGAAACAACTCCGAAAAGACGCGACCATGACAATCGGGTGCCAAGAAATGGAGACCATGCACGTTGGGTCGCTGGCTGATAAATAATTACTTAGGAAAGAGACAAAATCGTGAAAGCTCGAGGATTAATCTTGGTGGATTATGATCTGCCGAACGGATTTATGGACGCCGCCGAAGAACAAAAGCGCCTACAGACTGCAATGGAAGAGCTTGTGAGAGGTAACAACAGAGTTACCTACTTCCAATGCGACATTAAAGAAAGGCGCGGGGATCAACGTCCTGACTTGCGGAAGCTAAAGATCCGCACCTCCTAAATAATCTAACAACTAAAATAAATAGCCCTCGCACTCTGGCGGGGGCTTTTTGATTCGGCCTCACTGTGTTAAGAAAGCTACCTTAGTAGCTCACACTGTAGGGGTCAAAGCTTGGATTTATCAATTATAAGGAGCTTGTGTAACCATGAATTTTACATGGAGAACGCAAGTAAGCTCAACGAATCTCTTTTCGGAGATGAACTAAAAACGCTTTATCGCATACTAAAAAAAGCCCATGAAAAATATGAGACGGACATCACCACAGCTGAGCTGATCATGATGTGGAAAGTTCAGCATCCAGTTGCCACCCGGGCTTTTACCGAAGAAGCCGAGAACTTGATCCGCTCAATCAGCTACGCTGATGAGCTCAATCCAGCAATGGTAGCGGATACTATCAAGCTGTTGCACATGCGAGATTTGGGTAAGAAGATTGCAAACAAAGGTCTTGAGATTGCCGAAGGCAATTCTAGCGCATTGTCTGAGGTATTGGATCTGGCCGAAATTGGCCTTGAGGGATATTACGAGGACGAGTTTGGTCCCAAAGAATCTTCAAGAGCGTGGGATGTTTTTGCTGAGAAAATTAATGGCGCAGTCATTCCCTTCAATATCAATACCCTCGCAAAGCATTTACCGGGCGTAGGAAGGCAGGAATTTGGTGTTGTATTTGCTGTGCCCGAAGCGGGTAAGACTTCTTTCGTTGTGTCGCTCTCAGTAGGCCCCAATGGGTTTGTGGATAATGGCCATAAGGTACTGGTTCTCGGAAATGAAGAAGCCATTAAACGTACATGGCAGCGAGCGTATCAAAGTGCTCTAGGCATAAATGAAGCTACCGTGCTTCTGGATGTGCCAGCTGCAGACGCAGCGTTTCATGCCCATACTAAAGGCCTCTTTGAGGCCCGAGGAGCGCAAGATTGGGATCTTACAATGATCGAGCGCTACATTAAAAAAGAAAAACCTGCAGTGGTCTGGGTGGATCAGGCAGACAAGGTCCAAATCTCTGGTAACTTCGCTGCCACGCATGAGAGACTACGAGAGCTCTACAGACGGCTCCGAGAGACAGCAAAGCGCTACGATTGTGCTTTGATAGGCGTCTCGCAAGCATCAAACTCCGCGACAAATGTAAGCTATCTCGACTACACACACATGGAAGGTTCCAAGATCGGTAAGGCAGCTGAAGCTGACTTTATCATTGGTATCTCTAAGTCAGGCACTCCGCTCGATCCTATGCGGACACTCACTGTTTCCAAGAACAAGCTGACCGGGTGGCATGGGCAAGTTGTCTGTAGCCTCGATGCCGACATAGCGAGGTATGAAGCATGATTGTATGTGTCCTAGATTTAGAAACTACTGTATCACAGCTAGGTGAAATCATGGACCCTTCTGCCATGCATGAGGAGAATGCTTGCGTGTTGGCTGCGTGGCTTATGATTGAGGACGGTAAAACCCTCGGGCCTGTTAAAAACAGCGTCTGGTATCACAATGATCAGCCCCATCCAGATAGCCGAGAGCCTTTCCAAAATGATTTACTAAGGGCTGATTTAGTTGTGTGCCACAATACAAAATTTGATGTGACTTGGCTGGTTGAGATGGACTTTGTGCTCCCAGCAAAACTGCATTGTACAATGATAGGCGAGTACATTTTTGCCCGTGGCATACAGCAAAGCAAAAGCCTCAAAGCTACAGCTGAGCGGCGTGATGTCACTAGGAAAAAATCTGAGCTTATCGATGAGATATTCGCGCAAGGCGTAGGTTTTGAGCGGATGCCCTTGGAAATAGTTTTGGAGTATGCAGCGGCTGATGTCATCAGTTGCGCTGAAATATATCTAGCCCAAATTGCAGACCTCAAAGAAGAGCACAACAGTGGGCTATGGCCCACCTTTGAGCTGATGAACGAAATGACTTGGTTTCTCATTGAGATCGAAAGGAACGGTATTTGTATCGATCTGGATTCGCTCTCGCAAGTGCGTGTTTTATTTGAGAATGAGCGAGAAGAAATCCAAACAGAGCTTGAAAAAGAGACCATTGAGGTGATGGGTGACACAGTCACTAATCTCTCTTCTGGGCAGGATATGACCCGGTTAATCTATGGGTACGAGTTCAAAAGTGACTACAATAAGAAAGCTTTCATCAAGGCGTTCAACATTGGTCTAGGACCAGATGGCCGTCCCACATATCCGCCTCGGATGTCCGACAGTGAGTGGGTCTTTCACGTCAAAAGCAATATGCAAACTGCTTACAGGACTATAGCAGAGCGTTGTGATTTATGCTCTGGATCAGGCAAGCAGCACAAAGTCACTAAAAAGGGGGATCCATACAAGCGCCAGCCAGCGTGTAAGATGTGCGAAGGTTCTGGGGCGGTCTACAGACCGACCACTAAAAAGGCGGGTCTTGGGCTGATCCCCGAGGGCCCAGCTGATGCTACGGCTAACGGATTCCGGGCTGATAAAACGACGATTCAACGATTGTTGATACAAGCTGAGCGTAAGAATAACACTCGGGCGATTAACTTCCTAACCAAATACTCCCGGCTAAACGCTCTCAATACCTATCTCAATTCGTTTGTAAAAGGCATTGCTAATCACACTCGGCCAAGCGGTCTGCTCCATGCAAACTTTAACCAGACCACCACTGCTACTGGTCGGTTGAGCTCTAGTAGGCCTAATTTCCAGAACCAGCCCAAGGGCGGTAAATTCCCTGTGCGTAAGGCCGTGGTCAGTCGCTTTCAAGGCGGACTACTAGGCGAGATTGATTACTCACAATTAGAATTTCGTGTGGCAGGGATCCTGTCAGGGGATAAGCAGATTCTAGATGATGTAACCAGTGGCAAAGACATTCATAAACAGACTGCAATGATTATTAATAAATGTGCGGCGGATAAGGTTACTAAATCTATGCGCCAAGCTGCCAAAGCGTACACGTTTGCGCCACTCTACGGTGGCATGGGGGCTGGAGAAGCCCCTCACGTACAGGAATACTTTAAATCGTACTTCGACATCTATTCTGGTCTCAAAAAGTGGCACAAGAAGCTCATGGATGGCGTCATAGAGGATGGCTTAGTTCGCATCCCATGCGGACGCGAGTTTAGCTTCCCAAACGCAGTCAGATTTAGAAATGGCCGCGTATCTGGGGCTACCCAGATCGTTAACTTTCCTGTCCAAAGCCATGCCACCGGGACTATCGTCCCCTTGGCCTGTGTGAGGGCTCTAAGAGCGTTTAAAATACGTAATCTGCGTTCTAAGCTGATCCTAACCGTGCATGATAGCATTGTGATAGATATCTACCCCGGAGAGTTAGAACAGGTCAAAGAATGCGCTGTGTGGGCCATGCGGGACATCGGTGATGAGATAGAAAAACGCTTCGGCTACAAGTTGCCTATTCCTCTCGATATAGAGATGGAAGTTGGAAAAAACTGGATGGAGATGTCGGAAGTGAGCTTGAATTAAGGTAGCTATTAAGGTAAGATATATACTCTTAATCAAACATAGGAAAATCTATGACTGACCTCACAACACTCGCTACCCCAGAAGAACTCGCTGAAGCTGCAGCCATCTTTGCTGAGCAGGGCCAAGATGAAGCAGCGGTGATAAAATTACCGTTTCTAAAGATCCAATATGACCCAGACCTTATGATGGAAGTGCCCCATCTTCGTATGGGTATGTATTATGTTCATGGGCCCAGCCCAGCATATGCTGAAAACATCAAAATGAGAGTGTTGCTACAGCACACTCAGTGGAGACAGCAGTCCACAGAAGACTTCAAAATGATTAACAAATCAATTTTGATGGATAAACGAGGCCAAGACCCTATCGATATGCTTGGTGGTTTGCGTTGTGGACGCCCAGAGTCAAAAATTTGGTCGGGGTTCTCTGATGCGGAGAGAAAGCAGTATAAGGACGTTGTTTGTACCAGAGTTATGCGTGGTATTGTGAGCTATGATGGCGTTGATCGAAATGGCGATAAAAAGCGTGTCGAGAATGAGCCTGTGCAGTTTCACATGAAGGGCATGAACTTTATGGGGCTAGGTAAGGTGATAGAAAATCTCAAAGGGTCGGGCAGACAGCTAAGAGATGTGTGGCTGGATATGAATACCCATAAGGAGGGTAAAACCTTCATCACTAACTTTGGTATCGACTATGATACTCCTGCCCTGTTAACCTCTGATGTCGTGGCCACCCTGAAAGTGTTTAACGATCAGGCTCGCCAAGAAAACGACAGCATTAAGAAAAAGCATTATGCAGCTCTTGGGACAGTCGATCATGCACCTAGCCAAAGCTTTAATGGCTACTCTTCTGCGCTCGAGCACAGCGCGTAGGATTGGCCCTTAAAGAACTAGAGCTAGAACTCAAAGGTCTAATGCAGTCTCTCTCCAATGGAGAGACTGCAGAAGTAGATCCCGAAGTATTTGAAGCCGCTGCTGAACAACTCGTCACAGCTTTCAAAAAACAGCTCACGCAAAAAAGAGAAAAAGGTTTTAGGGTCCGCATGTCTAATGTGGGCCGTCCCTTATGCACTCTGCAAATGGAGAAGTCTGGGGCGGAACGGGAAGCGTTCCCCTACAATCATATTATGCGAATGATGATCGGTGACTGTGTCGAAGTCATCACTCGTATGCTGCTTACCATAGCCAAAGTTGATGTCACCAGTGACGGTGATGATGTGACGATGAAGGTCTCAAAAACCACCATTAATGGATCGAGCGATATTGATATTGATGGCAAGGTCTTGGACATTAAATCCTCCGCACCTTGGGCCTACAAAAACAAATGGAGCAAGGGCTTTGATGCCCTGCTCGCAGAAGATGATTTCGGTTACGTTGGCCAGCTATTTGGTTATGCGGATGCCCAGAAGAAGCCACCCGGTGGCTGGATCGTTGTAGATAAATCTTCCGGGGAGCTGATGGTAGTGCCTGTCACCGCTACCGTTGATCAGTGCAAAGCCATCAGAGCTCGCCGCAAGCATACTGTGGGGTCGCTTGAAAGTGATGCGCCCTTTCAAAGGAACTTCGAAGCGGAAGACGAGTTCTTTCAACGCAAAGAAACAGGCAAGAAAATCCTCTGTAAAAGCTGTAGTTTCTGCAGCTTTAAAAAAACGTGTTGGCCCAGCGCGAAGTACAAACCCCAAGCGGAATCCAAAGCTAAGTTCCCGCCGCACAAATGGTACGTCGATGCCGATTAAAACCTCGTCCGCAAAAGCTAAGGGGCGAAAGCTGCAGCAATGGACGGCAAAGAAAATACTGTCCAAGTTCAAAGAGCTAGAGCTCGATGACTGCAAAAGCAATCCTATGGGAGCTCATGGCGAGGATGTGCTGCTATCTCCAGCTGCCAGACGGTTGCTGGGGATCACCATAGAGTGCAAAGCCCGGAAAAGCATAGCGGTGTACAGCTATGTTGATCAGGCCATCGCCAATGCCCCAAAGGGCATGGAACCAGTGGTGATTGTTAAGGCAGACCGCAAGCAACCTTTAGCGGTGATTGATGCCACCTACTTTTTCAATTTATTAGAACAAGGAGCCCGTAATGGATCCGATTGATCTGCCCAAAAATATGCTAATGATTGCCTTCCAAATCGATATGGAAGAGGGCGAGCTGAGCGTTATGACCCAGCACAATCTCGAAAAAGAAGAGATGGGTGAGGTCGAGTATCAGATACAAGTAGACCTGTTACTCGGGCTGCAAATGATGCTGGATGCAGCCCCAGAGCTGTTGATTAGGCAAGGACTTTTGCAGCGTCTTTTAATTGATACCAAAGAGGATGCTGGGCCAGAGATTGTATTCGAGCCAGATGAACAGCTCCTAGATGTCCTTGCCGAGGGCAAGATAGTGCCCTTCAAAAAGACCCGGATTCACTGATGGCGAAATGGGCTGAAACTGATTGGCACCCGTCTCCTCCTATACACGCAAATATGGTGGACAAGCCGCCCCACTATAACTCTGCAAATATCGAATGCATCGAGGCTATGGAAGCAATGTCGGAGGGCGCGGATATACCCAGCCATCAGGCATATTGCTGGCAAAACTCTTTCAAATACCTTTGGCGCTGGCCGTACAAGAATGGCCTTGAAGACTTGAAAAAGTGCCGCTGGTATTTGGATCGACTTATCAAAAAACTAGAGGCAGAACGATGATTACTCAACAGGATATTGATGATTGCGCTGAAGATCGGCTGGCAGAGATACTCGAGGCCTACAAGCAAGTAAAAGACCTGCCTGATGATCCTGCAGACGAATATTTGGAGTGTACCCCACTGGATATGGTCAAAGAATTTGCTCAATGCATGGATCATCCTTTGGACGAAAATTGGTACTTCAACATTAAGCTGGAGGATATGCGATTTAGCTTGATACGAGAAGAGTTTGGCGAAATCTCCGACGAGAGTGCCGCGGGTAATCACCCAGCGGGGATGCTTAAGGAATTAGCTGACCTCATCTACGTGACCTATGGATATGCAGCTACATATGGTTGGGATCTCGATGAGGCTGTCCGACGAGTTCACGTCAGCAACATGTCCAAATTAGGACCAGACAACAAACCCTTAAAACGTCCAGATGGCAAAGTTTTGAAGGGGCCAAATTATAAAAAACCAGACCTATCTGATTTAGTATTGAGGGAGAAAAAATGAAAAATCACTACGGGCCTACGCTGAATATTTCTGAAGAAATACACGCCATGAAATATCGCTCAGAAGGGGAAACCTTTACTGAAGCAATGACTCGCGTTGCCGAAGCGCTTAAAGACGATGAAGCACATTTTAACAACTTTAGAAACATACTTTATAACCAGAGATTTCTTCCAGCCGGGCGTGTGCAGTCCGCTATGGGCGCACCGAGAACGGTGACGCCATACAACTGCTTTGTCAGTGGAACTATTCCAGACAGTATG